ATCTCCTATCAGCCTTGTATTAACATCGTATACACTAATACCCATTATCTACCCCCAGCTAAATTTACAAATGATTCCCTAAAAGTTTCTTTAAAAAATTCTTTAGCGTCATTGTTTATTTCATCAGTATAACCAATGTGGTTGGCGGTGATAACAAAAGTATCGCCGTTTGTTTCCACGTTTACTACCGCGTACTCGGGGTTTATTTCTTGCAATTTTAGTGCAGTTGCCGAAGCTGCTTCAGCCATAGCTGTCTGTTGATCAAGTTGTAATCTATTTAACTTATCAATTGTATTTTTTAAATTGTTTATAACTTTAATACTTATCATTGCGGCTCCACAACTCTTTTCAGCATAATAAGATTATGATGTTTTTTGCCCGAAAAAGAAAATTTAGGCTGTATACCAATAATTTCATAAACATCAGAAGTAATTGCTGTCCCGTATCTGTCTTTAACCAAACCAATTCTATTGGCAAAAATCATATAAGCATCATATTTTAATGGGACTATGGCCTCATAATAAGATATGTTCTCGTTGTATGGAGCAATCCTCTTTTCCCCGCCAGTTGAAGAAAGAGTGGGTGTTTGGAATTGGAAATAAATTACACCAGCACTAGTAAATGTTGGGTATTTTTGACCAGCAGCATTTGTTGTAATAGTCTTGGTATAGACAACCCCGTTATGAGTAAAACGAAAATATGTGCCTTGAGACATTATTAGACCACATAATCCATAATGAAAATTGTATAATCCATGAGCAAGATATCTGCATCAATATTGCCGGTTGATTCATAAAATGAATCTTTCGTTTCATACTTGATAATATCCATGTCTACACTCTTCATCCCGTGCCTTCTGTATTCCGAGTCTCCAGTCATCATGTCAGTTAAAAGCAGATCCGCTGCTTGTTCAATATTGTTTGGAACAAATTGCCAACCAAAATCGCCTACAACTTTATAGTCATCTGAAGAATTAAATTTGTTACCAACAATAACCACCTGAACACTATCTAAATAAGAATTTCTAAATTGAATCCAGTTGGCTGATTGAAAGTTAAACGGTTCTCTTGATTTTTCAATATTATTAATTGAAGCATTTGTTGAATCATGCATCAATGTTTCATCTTCATCACCGACATTCATTGTTACTGAACGGAGATTTACTATTGGCAAAGGCATAGGCAATGTGCTTTTATTATTTCCATTTAAAATAAAATATTTATTTGAATAAAATTCAAATGATTGCCCACAAAAAGTATTAATTATATTCCTAACTCTTTTTTCGTAAGAATCAAATTTATCATAAAATTCATCCTCCAACTCAGAATGATCCTCAAAAAATGTATCTATATCGCAGTAAGGGGTGTATACATTTATGTATTGAGATTGGGTGTAAGATGTACCGCTTACCGTATAAGTAAAATCAGCTCGGTGTCTGCCTGCTGAGTTAAGCGTGTAAATGCCTGAAGCCTGTTGACCGTATGTGATTGTATAAACCCCAGTGCCAGTCCTTGTTGCATTAGTGGGGCCGCTAACAAGTGAACCAAATTCGTGATAAAGGCTAGTAGAGACAACATTTGACGTAGGATCGCTAGGCAATGTTAAAGTAAGCGTTTTGCTTGTATTGATTTTTACATCGTCCATAGTATATTAATTATAACAGAAAATGCCTTCTAAGCCCTAGAAGGTTTGCATCGCCAAAGACACTTCTAGGTCACTAACCTGAACATCTAATTCAGAAACACCCACCCCGCCACTAATGTCAAAAGAAACAATAGCGTTGCTAGAATCTTTATAAAATAAGATTTGGTCAGCATAGTTAATAGCAATCTCACCATATTCCAAAGACGCTGGAGCGCTTAAAGCAGTACCAGAATTTTTTATTTTAATAACATTAGCCATTTTGCCTCTTAATTAAAAAGTTCCACCATCGTATGTTGCACTGTTTGCAGCAACATTGGAAAGGAAAGAACTAAATGCTTGGACATCTGTGCCGATGGCAAGACCTAATGCGGTTCTTGCGTTACCGGCAGATGTTGAGCCAGTACCACCGTAAGCAATACCGATAGCAGTACCTTGCCATACACCTGTACCAATTGTTCCAACCGAAGTAAGACTTGATGTAACAACACTTGAAGCAAGAGTTGTGTTAGAAAGAACTGCTGAGCCGCCAATATAAAATGATTTACCAGCAACAATATTGAAATGCTCAGAAGATGTCCAGGCATCAGTTGCGTCAACCCAGTTAAGTGTTTTGTCTGTTCCGCCTTTAATCGTAATACCAGCTCCATCCGCTGTAATATCTGAGGGTGTCGCAACATTTGCGAGAACAACATTTTTATCTTCAACAGTCAAAGTTGATGTATTAAGAGTTACTGTATTTCCGCTAACGGTCAAATCACCAGTCACCGTTAAATTATTTGAAATAGTTACGTTTGATGGGAGACTTAATGTTACTGCACCGACACCTGAATTTGACACAGTAATTTCATTAGCAGTTCCTGTTAAGCCAGTCACAAGGTTTGTTCCTTTGTCACTGATTTGTGTTGCTGTAATAGAAATTGTTGAATTGGCTGCGGCAGTCAAACGCCCATCTGCTTGGACAGTAAAAGTAGCAACAGTGCTTGCGGATCCATATGAGGCTGCCGTAACAGCGGTATTCCCCAGAGTTACTCCACTAATTGCATTGTCTACATATACTTTCGTTGCGGCATGAGTATTTGCTGAAGGAGTCGGGACAATTACTGTCCCAGAAAAAGTTTTATTCCCAGTAATAGTCTGAGATGTGCCCAGTGTAGTGTATGCACCATAACCAGCAATAGCAATAACAGAAGTAGCACTTCCTGCGGCTCCACCAGTTCCTGTTCCATAATAAAGAATATTGTCCGCTTCATTAAAAGCTAACTCTGCATTCTCTAAACTTGTTGGTGCACCAGCTAACCCAACAGATGACCTTCTTTTAATTCTTAACGTATTTGCCATTAGTAATTTCCCCCATCCATTAATAAATTAGCTGCACTATGAACGTGATCCGCCCTAGCCGCCAAAGCACTTACCCCAACTACCCCAGTTCTTGCAATATCAGTAACGGTTGTAGCTAGATTTAAACTTGCTAAATTAATTGTACCACTACTTTGACTTAACACAGTAGTGCTAGTAACTTGACTTAACACAGTAGTGCTAGTAACTTGAGAAACATTAGAAATATTGTTTGCGTAAATCTGGACTGTAGTTAAATCAGCCATTATCTTGTCACCTGAGCTGTTACAACAACATTCCCTGCTAAAAGGGTTGTAACAACAGCTCCATTGGTTTCTTGAAAATCATAGACATAAGAGCCAGAAGCTATATTTGCCGTAACACTTGGCGTTAAATTAAGCACAACAACACCATTCGCTCCATCTGTTATTGTAGATGTAAATGTTGCTGTAATTGCCTCAGAGGACTTCTTTTTCCTAATTTGACCAGCATATGACCTTGATGAAATATTTATAACAGCATTAGCGCTATCTTTTAAAGACAGTTGATGAACATAAGTGTCACCTTGATAAATTTCAATATTGCGCTCTGCGACCATGTTTACCTCTATGTAATTCTATATCAAATTACTTAAGAGAGCAAAGCCGCCCATGTCTCAGCATCAACAATGCCGTTGGCTGGAAGATGGTTCGCTTCTTGAAATTTTTTAACCATACTTTCAGTCAACCTTCCAAAATCACCATCAGACCCAGCAGGGAAACCCTTTTGAGTTAAAGCATTTTGTAATTTTTTAACATCTTTTCCTTTATTTGGATATGAAAGCACAGATAGTGCAGCCGGAGCAACACCTGATTTATCCAAATTAGATGCAGTTTTCTGTGCAACTTCTGCTGCAATTTTTTGCTCAGAAGCTGACCCAAATGGGCTACTTGATTTTGGGTTGAGCGCAACCCAATCTTTAACAGCTTGAGGTACAGCATCACCTTCTGTATAGCGAATATGCCATGGTTCACTTGGAACAACTTCCCATGAAAATCCAAACTTAACAACATTTTTAATAAGCCAATCTAATCTTTTCTTTTCACTTGCAGAATGAATATCTATGGCCAACCCGAGATTGTGCTGACTTTTGCCTGGTGTAGCGAGCATCGCCATACCTTTTTTAAGATACCAAGTTTTGCCTTCAAAAGTTTTTGTACTTGTTCCAACAACTGCTTCCAATTGGTACCTTTGCAAAAACGCAGATTTCTGAGCGTCATAACTTCTATAAAGATCGCCAGCAGAAGTCGGTTTTAATTCAATACCATCTTTTTCAGCAGCGTCCACCATCGCATTCCATGCATCCGCAGCGAGGTAATGCAACTTACCTCCCTTTGGAATATCACGGAGTAGCGATGCGTGGAGCTTGCCAGGATCTACATTTTTTAAACTAATTGGTAATTTTACCGGAACAATTATATCCCATTCAACTTTTTTATTCATGTAGTATCCTCCTTAAATATTACTTGCCGCGACCAAAAGCTGGATCGTTTGGATTCAGCCATCGCATAATTACTGGAACTAAACCAGCAAATGCTGCTGTTGCGATATCTTTTGGACTTGTGTTTCCTGTCATGTAAACTGCAAGACCTGCTCCAACGCAAGACCGTGCATAAGACGCTAACATTTTTTTATTATTCTCATTCAATAAACTAGACATTGATCATCCTCCTGACACCCATCGGTGTTAATTACCAGTATACATTGTTCGGCTTTAAAGGTAAATCAGTCAATATCGTTTTTAAATATTTGATGTGCATAATGAATTATACATGCTGTTATCGTTGAAAACAAAGCAATAAGTTGGGTTTGTCCAGAAAGTGTGTAATAAACAACAACACTACCTGCAATTGTAAATGCCAATCCAGCGGTTATGTCCCAAAGTTTTTTTATAAACCCTATAAAATTAAATTTTTTCATCTCTAAACCCTCCTTTATATAATACTTGTAAATGCTATTTTTAGCATAATCACTATCATCATCTTCACCACCGCCTGCTATCTCGCCAGACATCTCCAACTCTTCTTCTTTTCTAAAATGCTTATTAGCATCA